CCTTAAAGTTTTCACTAACAAGTATTTTGATATAGATAACGAGTTTGCAACAACAAGTGCTGGGTTTGCCCTAAGATTTTGTGATGATAAAAGAGATGGATTTTTTGTAGAGATAGGGGTTGCTGACTGGAAAAATAATAACAACACATATTTTCTAGAAAAAGAATTTGGCTGGAAAGGCTTAGCCGTAGATATAGAAAAACATTTTTGCGACGAATACAATAAAAATAGATTAAGTCATTGTATAAACGAAGACGCAATGTTGTGTAACTGGGATAAATATTTTGAAGAAAATAACTTTCCTAAAAGAATAGATTTCTTGCAGGTAGACATAGACATTTATCCAAGATATGCAAATTTGCTTGCATTAATAAACCTGCCTCTTTCTAGATATAGGTTCAGTACAATAGTTCTAGAACATAACGCTGGATTCGATAAAAGCCTTGAGGGTATGAGAAAAATGCAACATGAAATTTTATATGCATATGGATATAAGCTGGTTGCTGAAGGATTTACGGATGATTGGTGGATAGACTCAGAATTAGGAATACCAGAGTCTTCTTTTAACAGCATAACATATGAAGCCTGGTCAAAAAGGTTTTTTATCTAAAGTTTGGTATACTATAACCATGGCTCCTTATAAGAGAATTCCAAGAAGATATTTTACTGACCAGATGTTTAATCCATACTTTAATACTAATCATTATCATGAGGAACACACGGGCGCAGAAAGGTCAATTGAAAAAGGCTTTTCAGCTTTCATGAAGTATATAAAAAAGATATCTCGCAAAAAGTAAAGCTTTTGGTATAATAAAATTATGTCATATTACCCTTCAGTCTTAAAAGACTCACCAGTCGGCTTTTGGAAGCTAGACGAGGAGTCTGGGTCTATCGCTTATGACTCTTCTGGATGCGGCAACAACGGATCTTATTTAGGAGTATTAGATAGAGTAGATATACCTCTAGTTCCAAATGGAATGCATGCTAATAAAATAAGCAGTACAAACACATTATCTTTTTCTATAACAAAAGATTTTTCTGGGCAATCAGGTGTGGGTGGATTTGGAATAGCAAAGACAGAGGACAATGACTTTTCTTTAGAAGTTTGGTTTCATCCTAAAAATTTAACATCTCTTACCCCCATATTTGCAGACTCTAATGGTATTGGAATATATTGGGATAATGGAAATATTGTATTTAAGCTGGAGTCAGAAAGAATAGATTACGGTGTTCCGTATGAAAATCAATCATTTCATGTGGTTGCTACTTATGAAATAAATTGCTTAAAGCTTTATGTAAATGCAGAGCTTGTAGCTACAAAATATATAAACCCAATAACTTTTACAAATGAATCTTTAACTTTAGATATAGGTCCTTCCGAATCTTCAGAGTACTTCCTTGTTGACGCACCAGCAGTTTATAGATACGCTCTTAATATTAATCAAATTCAGTTGCATTATCAGCATACGCTTACGAATACCAGTGTACAAATAGTTAAAAGTAATTTTGGGCAACTTTTTAAATCAACCCTTCAGCATCAAGATCAACCTGATCAGTTTACATGGCCAGCATATATACCATTCAGTTTGTTTGAGAGCGATAACATAGGGTTTAGAAAAGAGTCAAATAGTCTATATTTGAAAGGATCTCCTGGCTCTTACTTTATAACTTCAATTTCTCCAAAGCCACACAAAACATATGTATCTTCAAAAATAGAATGGTTTGGCTCTAAAGGAATTTCTGTATATTCTTCTTTAGATTATGACGGAGAAAATACCATATGGGAAGAGTGTGAAAATGCATCATTTATTCCTGGAATAAGATTAGGTCAAGAATTTCCAAATAATAAACAGATATATTTTAAAGTAGTTTTCAATACATCTGATATTAATACACACGTACCTGAACTATACTATATGGGATCTTATTTATACGAAAATAAAAAAATGTTTTCGCACAACGGAAGATCTTTAATCTCTGTATCAGAACCATCATCTGCCATAGAATGGGATGTAAATTTTTCAAATAGAGAATATCAAATTTTATCTAGACATTATGATAATGGAGTTAGATCAATGGGTGCTGGATTTTATGTAGACACAGTTGACAATATAAGATCTTTAGAAATGATATTTGTTCCAGAATCTATAGGGTCTGGTTATTTATTTTACAACAAAACTAATTCAGTAGAGTATAGCCTTTCTTGGGCGGCAAACGGTACAATATTAAAATCTAATGTGTCTGGCTTATACATAAATGGTCAAGACGCATCTTCTGCTAATAATATTTCAGAATATATAAATGTTGGTGAGCCAAATTATATATTAATAAAGACATCTTTAGCAATTTCTGGACAGATATGGATTAACACAAAATCAGATAATAATGTAAGATCTGGCACCCTTCCCAACAATTTATACAATATTATAGCTATATATGAGGGTATAGACATAGACCATTCTGTAAATTATAGCTTTTATACTGGAGACCATATCCTGTCAACCAATGATTCTGCAGTCACATTGACAGATATGGGTCCAAAGGCGTACGATTTTGACTGGGTTGTTCTAGATAACGCATAGTTTTGTCACTTTGATTGACAAAAAGCTGGACTTAGAACTTTAAAAGTGATAGAATGTTAACCTATGGAAATTAAAAAAACAGGATTTAAGTTTAAAGAAAACGAAACTAGGCTAGGCGTTTATGTCTGGGAAATGCCAGATGGAAGATGGATTGGCGATGACGATAATAACTTTTTGTCTGTAGCTTCCATGAGAGGCGATAGAACCAGAATAGACCTTTTGGCTAGAGCTGTAAGAGGGTACGGAATTGAAGAAGGCTCCCCAAAATTTCTTGAGGGAAGCAGGCAAATTGATGACGAAGAGTTTGAGTATCAAAAGCAAAGATTAAGGTGGGGACTTACCCCAGATCCGCTAGATATTGGCGTGTATAAAGAAGAGATGGCTAAGCTTAAAAAGGGACAAAAATGATTGAATACGAAGAAGACTCAATATCAAATAATATTGAAATTTCAAATGTTGCTGACTGGATGAGATTTAATTCTACAACAACACAAAAAAGTAGTGATCCTTTTTCCATAGAAGGCGAAGAGGTTTTAAAGCTATCTGGATTAAGTCCTGCAATTAGAAGAAAAGTAAGCAGAGACATTCAAAAGAAATTTGTTGGGACAGAAAATTCAGGAAGTCAGCAGTTATTAATTCAGCAAGCAGTAAGCGGCTACGCACTATTTGATCTTGTACAGCCAGAATATAACTTAGATTATCTTTCTACCATTTACGAAATATCTCCATATAATTATGCTGCAATAAATGCAAAAGTCTCTAACATTGTTGGTCTAGGATTTGATTTTATTGAAAGCAAGAAAACAACAGATCTATTAGATTCAATTGATGATGAGAAACAACTAGATAGAGCACGTAGAAAATTAAATAGAATCAAACAAGATTTACATCAATGGCTTGAAGATTGTAATGAGGAAGAGACATTTAAAGAAACACTTATTAAGTTCTACACAGATGTAGAGTCTACTGGTAATGGGTATCTAGAGGTCGGCAGAACGACTGCTGGTAAGATTGGGTACATAGGACATATACCTTCAAAGACAATGCGTGTAAGACGCCTCAGAGACGGTTTTGTGCAATTACTATATGGCAAGGCTGTATTTTTTAGAAACTTTGGAGACACTCAAACTCCTAATCCAATTGCAGGGGCAACAGACAGACCAAATGAAATTATTCATTTAAAGAAATATACTCCTAAGAATAATTATTATGGAGTTCCAGATATTATTGCTGCTCAAAATGCTATGGCTGGAAATGAATTTGCTGGTAAATACAACCTAGATTATTTTGAGAATAAGGCTGTGCCTAGATATATTATTACAGTTAAGGGTGCAAAATTATCTCCTGAGTCTGAGCGTAAATTGTTAGAATTTTTTCAGGTCGGGCTACGTGGTAAGAATCACAGATCCTTGTATATTCCATTGCCACCAGACTCTCCAGACTCAAAGACTGAATTTAAGATGGAGCCAATTGAGGCGGGCGCACAGGAGTCATCATTTAATGTTTATCGTCAGGCAAATAGAGATGAAATATTAATGGCTCATAGAGTTCCAATTAATAAGATTGGAACAGCTACTGGAATATCGCTTGCAAATGCTAGAGATGCAGATAAAACATTTAAAGAGCAAGTTTGTGCTCCAGCTCAGGATATTTTAGAAAAGAAATTAAATAGAGTTATTCAGGAAATGACTGATGCTCTAGTTCTTAAATTTAATGAATTAAGTTTGACCGATGAAGACACTCAGTCTAAAATTGATGAAAGATATTTAAGACTTCAGGTAATTACCCCTAACGAGGTTAGAATTAGGAAGGGCATGGTTCCAAGAGATGGCGGAGACGAAGTTGTCGATTTGGGCGCCAAGGCTGCAGAAATAAAAGCTCAGGCTATGCAAAGTAGAACTAGGGATGTCGAACGTGCCGCAAATTCCCCAGATAATTCTGGGGAAGGCAGAAATGCTAAAGGCGACGGAAGACAAGTTCAGTAATCCCACTCAACTAGTTATTTGCCTTAAGATATATAAAAGCCTATAATATACACATATGACC